GATACGAAAAAAAATACCAATAAACGTAAGACAACACCCAATCTTACCACCATACTGGAGAAAAGAAACAGAATTATGCCTTATGCCAGAGGGGATTTAAAGAAAATAGAAAGAGGTGGGATTTAATTTGGATAACATGAAAATCATTCGAAAAATTGAGAAAGAGTACCTGCAATACCGTAAAAATGGCGGATGGATATCTTTTTTAACATTCGCGCATCAGTGGTTGAAGGAAAATAAAGAAATCATTAGTAAAGCGATTGATAAGAATGATTGAACTTAATTATATAGCTTATCACAACAGTAAGAAATGTAGAGTATTAACTATACCCTTAAACAATAACAAGATTTTAATTGAATACATAGACACTAAAATACGTAAAGAAGTAAGATTAAATGATGTTGAAAAGCTTCAGTATGTAGAACCGGAGGTGACAAATGGAAAGAATAAAAAGAATAATTAGAATCATTCTTTTAACTGTATTGTTTCTGCTATTGTATGTCCTAGTTTCAATTGCAAAGGGGTGAAACTCTATTGGAAATAACTAAATTATTGAAGCAATACAAGGACCTTTGCAGAGAAATAAAAGAACTTGAGAATTATATTAAGAAATTAGAGAACGGAAATGTATCTGATATAGTAACAGGCTCTAATAATGAGTTTCCGTATCAAATAATGATTTTTAAGATTGAAGGTTTGGTGCATACAGATAAATTACGTGAGGTTCTAGTTGAGCGAAAAGTTAAATGTGAGCAATTGAAAATAAAAATTGAAGAGTTTATATCAAATATACCGGATAGTATAACAAGGCAAGTATTTCAGTATAGATATATTGACGGATTAGGTTGGCAAGCTATAGCTTATCGGATAGGAAGGCATGATGAAAGTTATCCTCGCAAAATGATACATGATAAGTATTTGGACAGTTTAGATAAAGACGCACTTTGATTATTATGTGTAATAGATGGGAGGATTAAAGATGGAAGCAAGTAAAAAACAATTAATAAAAGAACTGCGAGAATATCTCGATAAGGTAGAAAAAGATGAAACTACCTATTGCGAATTGCTTATGGAAATACCTGAACTATTAAAAGGTTTTAATTGTGGTCTGGAAGTGGCAGAATTTGACCCTAAAGATGTGTTATTATGGAATTGGCAAAAATAATTTTAATAAAATCCGAAAAATCCGAATTTAATATGATAATATGTTATTAGGTAAAAAAGTATAATTAACAAAGCATTTTACCCCCGTTATAGCAGTAGCTAATATTTGATATTAGCACTGCTGTTTCTTTTAAATCCTCTGGCAGTTTTACCTCCTTGGCTGTCAGGGGATTTTAATGTTGGAGTTGATGCCTATTGTGTTAATTATTTATTAATTAAGAAAGTGAGAAAAGGCTGGATTGTAATTAATACAAAGACAGGTAGTCATTCGCATTTTAAAAGCAAGTATGGCTGCTATTTAATTAAGAAGTTTATTGCTAAAAGAATAATTCCGGATAATCCATATTTGCAAGAAAGCTATAGAAGATTGACGGAAAAAAAGAAAGAGTACAAACCTAGATATATCAATATAAATAAAGGGATACACAAATAAATTATATGGTTGACTGTCAAATGACAGTAGGGAAGGAATACTCTATGTACGCCAAGTGGGGTGGGTGGCGAGAGTATATTGGAAAAATAATCCTCTTTTGATATAATGAAAAGAAAAGGAGGTATTTATCATGACATGTAAAAAATGTGGGAGCAATAATGTAAATGTTCAAATGGTATCAGAGATAAGCAGAAAGAAAAGAAAAAGAGGTATCCTATACTGGTTGTTAGGTGGTTGGATAGCAGAAATATTCCTATGGTTATTCTTGACCTTGCCCATGATAATAATTAAGATATTCAAACCAAAGAAATACGAAAGCAAGATAACCAAACAAGCAGTATGTCAATCATGTGGCCATAGTTGGCAAATATAATACCCCCAAGCACTTACTTAATCGTAGGTGCTTTTCTAATGTCAAGAAGGTGATTCAATGTATAACAGCAGACCTGATAAGAAGGGAGCCCATAGAGCTAATTACGAACGTAACAAGAAGCGTATACTAGCGACCCAGAATATATGTGGGATATGTGGGAAGCCTGTAGATAAGAGCTTAAAGTATGGAGATCCCATGGCACCAACAATAGACCACATTATTCCGGTTGCCAAAGGTGGACATCCATCAGACATAGAAAACTTACAACTTGCACATTGGGTTTGTAATAGGCAAAAGTCAGATAAGATATTTAAAACAAGCAAAGAAGAACAACCTGTAATACTAGGTAATAGGAACTTACCGCAGAGTATTGATTGGAAAAGTTACAGGAGTGGGTGATATAGGAAATAAGGGGGCATACCACCCCCCTAACGTGCGCGTCGGAGGTTCCCGCCGTCACTGTGCAAATTTTCTCGTGCCATTTATTGTAATATCTTCAGAACACACAAGAAAGGAGGCTTGTATAAGATAATGGAGTATAAGGGCATTGAATATTTACGAAAAAAACTAGATAAGTACAGAGTTGGCGCCTTACAGCGACAGAAGATATACGACATGAAAAATAAAGAGATAGAGCCTAGCCTTACTATTCCACAACCAATAAGACAGCGATTTAGGGCCACCTTAGGTTGGTGCGCTAAAGCGGTGGACAGCATAGCAGATAGGCTGGTTTTTAAAGGCTTTACTAACGACAACTTTAACCTGAACGAGATTTTTCAGTTGAACAGTGCAGATGTACTTTTTGATGATGCCATGTTATCAGCCCTGATAAATTCGTGTAGCTTTATCTATATTAGCGAAGGGGACGAGGATATTCCCCGCATGCAAGTTATTCCGGGGTCTGAAGCTACAGGTATTTTGGATCCGATAACTAGGATGCTAACCGAAGGATACGCAGTCTTATCCCGGGATGAAATAGGGAACCCGATTGAAGAATTGTATTTTATCACAGGCGAAACGGATTATTATATCAATGGGCAATTAGTGTCATCTGTACCAAATAACGCACCGTATCCTTTATTAGTACCGATTATACATCGTCCAGATGCAAGCAGGCCCTTTGGTCGTTCCAGAATCACCAAAGGAGCAATTTACTGGCAACGATACGCAATAAGGACATTAGAAAGGGCAGACGTAGCGGCAGAGTTTTATTCCTTCCCGCAAAAATACGTTGTAGGCTTATCCCAGGACGCCGAACCTATGGACGCCTGGAAAGCTACTATATCTGCTATGCTGCAGTTTACCAAAGATGAAGATGGAGATTCTCCAAAATTAGGACAGTTCCAGCAGCAATCAATGGCCCCGTTTACAGAACAGCTTAAAAATGCTGCCAGCGGATTTGCGGGAGAAACAGGCTTGACATTAGATGATCTTGGATTCTCAACCGATAACCCGGCCAGCGCAGAAGCTATTAAAGCCAGTCACGAAACGTTGAGACTTGCAGCAGAAAAGGCTCAAAGAGATTTTGCCCTGGGTTTTCTAAACGCCGGGTATTTAGCCGCTTGTTTAAGAGATAACTTCCCCTACAAACGCAATCAACTATATCAAACGAAGCCAAGATGGCAACCCGTCTTTAAACCGGATGCGGCCGCTATAGCGGTAATCGGGGACGGGGCAATAAAACTTAATCAGGCGGTACCGGGATTCTTTGACGTTGAAAACCTGGAGGATTTAACTGGAATAGAAGGTGGTAGTGATGGCTAAAGATATAGCACCTGCTCTGCTTGAAGTATTAAAAGAAGAATTTAATAAAAAGCTCACTCAGAATAAAAAAATTAAAGAAATTTATCGGTCTATACAAGAAGGTAAAGCAACATATGCGGAAGTGAATGAGTTATCAATTCAAGTAGGTGATATACTAGCAGAAGTTTTTCAGGAGAACTTATCAAGCGCGATATTGCCAGATGGTAGGATGTACTATAACATTGCAAAAAGGACTGTGGAACCAATGATGATAAATAACTATAATATTGTCATTGACAGCGGTGTTATAGTTCAAGAGCTTCTAAATCAAGCAGCAGGAATGAGAATTAAGGCTCAGGTACCGCCAATAAATCATAGTAGAATTGACGGAATAATAAATAGGTTGGACGCAGAAGAAGTATTTGATGACATCAAATGGATTTTAGATGAACCTGTAAAAAACTTTACTCAAGCGATAGTTGATGATATGGTAGAGGCTAATGCAGATTTTCACCATAAATTAGGATTAAAACCTAAAATAATAAGAAAAGCAGCGCCAAGCTGTTGCGATTGGTGCGACAAAATAGATGGCGAATATGATTATCCTGATGTACCACAAGATGTGTATCGTAGGCATCGCTTTTGCAGGTGTACGGTAGAATATGATCCAGGAGATGGTAGGAGACAAAACGTCTGGACAAAACAATAGTGATAGGAATGAAAAATATGAACAAGCGAATAGGTAGACAGAAGCCAACAAAATCAGTAATGCTACCATTCGAAAAGAGTTTAGCAAATGAAGCTCTTGAACTATATAAAAAGTCAGGAAGAACAGCTTATGAATGGCAAGAAAATTTATTAAAAGCAATATTAGCAGTCAATGATGAAGGTCTGTGGGTGCACATGAAATTTGGTTTTTCAGTTCCTAGACAAAATGGAAAAAATGAAATTGTGGCTATACGGGAACTTTGGGGTTTAAAAAGAGGTGAAAGAATACTTCATACGGCCCATAGAACTACAACCAGTGCCGCTGCGTTCAATAGATTGTTGTCAATCCTGGAAGAAATGGGGTTAGAAGAAGGAGAAGATTATACAAAAGTAAAAGCAATAGGAAGAGAACATATCATCTTAAAGGATGGCGGTAGAATTGATTTTCGAACAAGAACATCTACAGGTGGATTAGGTGAAAGCTTTGATTTATTAGTAATTGATGAAGCTCAAGAATATACAGATGATCAAGAATCAGCATTAAAATATACTATAGCTGCAAGTTCCAATCCTCAAACTATAATGATTGGGACCCCACCGACACCAATATCAAGCGGCACAGTTTTCACTAAGTATAGAAACAACGCATTAGAAGGAATTCTAGAGGATTCAGGCTGGGCAGAATGGAGCGTAGAAGAAGAATCAGACGTAAGAGATATTAACCTGTGGTATGAAACTAATCCTAGTTTAGGATTGCGACTATCTGAAAGAACAATTCGATCTGAAGTTGGCGATGATGACATTGACTTCAACGTTCAGCGACTAGGGTTATGGATCCGTTATAATCAGAAATCAGCTATCAGTGAAAATGAATGGCTAGCATTAAAAGTAAAAGCAAAACCTGTATTTAGAGGTCCTTTGTATGTAGGAATAAAATATGGCCATGATGGCGTTAATGTCGCTATGGGCATAGCTGTCAAGACACTATCGGGAAAAATTTTTGTTGAAGTTATAGATTGTCAGTCAGTGAGGAATGGTAATTCATGGATAATTTCATTCTTGAAGGAGGCTGATGTACATGAGATAGTTGTAGACGGTGCAAGTGGACAAAATCTTTTGGCCCAGGAAATGAAAGATGCCGGGATTAAAAAGCCCATACTTCCAACGGTAAAGGAAATCATCGTAGCAAATGCAACTTTTGAACAAGCATTATTTCAGCAGAGTATATGTCATAATGATCAGCCATCATTGACGCAAGTAATAACTAATTGTGAGAAAAGAAGCATCGGCACAAGCGGAGGCTTTGGGTATCAATCGCAAATTGAAGAATACGATATAGCACTTATGGATAGTATTATTTTAGCACATTGGGCTTGCCATAATAGCAAGCCGCCAAAGAAACAGAAAATCAGCTACTAAGGAGGATGATGATGGCTAAATATCGTAAAAAGCCAATTGTAATTGAGGCAGTACAATTCAACGGAAGAAATTCAGCAGATATTCATGAATTTTGTGGTGATAAAGTACGAGAACCAGTTGGTAAAGATTATCTTGAAATAGATACGTTAGAGGGTATTCATATTGCAAGTCCCGGCGACTACATTATTAAAGGCATAAAGGGTGAATTTTATCCCTGTAAACTAGATATATTTGAAATGACTTATGAGTTAGCAGAATAGTAGGAGGTGATCCTGTATCTCCCGGCTATGGGTGAAATAGCATAACAACAACCTTAATGGTTGTTATTTTTATTCTATAAATCGACCTGGGAACGTCGTTAAACTCATCCGGCCTATCGTGGGCGTTGCCACGTAAAACAAAACGAAAGGGGATTAATATGACAAGAGAATTTTTAGAGAGTTTAGGACTTGAGAAAGAAGTTATCGAGCAAATAATGAAAGAATATGGCAAAGCTATACAATCAGCTAAACCACAAGACTATGACGAGATTAAAGAGGAAAATGAGAAGTTGAAAAACACTATCAGCGAATTAGAAACTGCTGCAGAGGAATACAAAGGATACAAAGATCAGCTTGCTGAGAAAGATAGTCTTATCAAAGAATATGAACTTAAAAACCTTAAATATCGTGTAGCTGTGGAAGCTGGCATACCTATAGAGCTTGCAAGCAAACTAAGCGGTGAGACAGAAGATGAACTCAAAAGAGATGCAGAAATGTTGTCATCTTTTATTGCAAGAAAACAGACTTTGCCCTTAAAAGATACAGAACCCAATAAAGATGATGACCCTTATAAAAAATTATTATCAGGTTTGAAAGGAGAATAAATTATGTCTTTAAACAGAGGTACATTATTTGATCCAGTGTTAGTTACTGATTTAATCAATAAGGTAAAAGGTAAATCTTCATTAGCTCGTTTATCGAAACAAGAACCCATTCCGTTCAATGGTCAGAAAGAATTCACTTTTGAGATGGACAATGAAGTTGACATTGTAGCTGAATCTGGTAAAAAATCACATGGTGGCGTAAGTTTAGAGCCTGTTACAATTGTTCCAGTCAAAGTTGAATATGGTGCTCGTATATCTGATGAATTTATGTATGCGGCAGAAGAGGAGAAAATTAATATTTTGAAAGCATTTAATGATGGATTTGCCAAAAAGGTCGCTCGTGGTCTTGACCTTATGGCGTTTCATGGTGTGAATCCAAGAACAGGGCAACCATCAATGGTTATCGGGCAAAATCACTTTGACGCACTTGTTCAACAAGAGGTCCAAGCGGGTGCAGGATTACCAGATCCTAATCAAGCAGTTGAGGACGCTATTGCACTTGTTCATGGCTCTGATAATGATGTAACAGGCATGGTTATGTCAACTATTTTTAGAACAGCGTTAGCAGCTCAAAAAGACCAGCAAGGAAATCCTATGTTCCCTGAACTGGCATGGGGAGCTGCTCCGAGTGAAATTAATGGTTTAGTTGTAGACGTAAATAGAACAGTTTCGGATATGGCAGCAAATGAAGCACGTGCCTATGTTGGAGATTTTGAAAATGCGTTTAAATGGGGTTATGCAAAGCAAATCCCATTGAAGATTATTGAGTACGGTGATCCAGATGGTACAGGTAATGACTTGCAGAACTATAACCAAGTATACTTACGTGCTGAAGTATTCTTAGGATGGGGAATTTTAGACCCTGATGCTTTTGCACGTATTGTTGAAGCATAAGAGGTGGTGTAGTTGAAGCATAGGTACAAAAATGTAAAGACTGGGGCTATCGTGTATAGCCCCTTTAAAATTGTCGGTAAGAATTGGATTGAAGTGACAGAAAATGAAGTAGTAGAAACAGTTGATGAGAAGACACCTGAAACTTTAGAAGAAAATGAACAAGAAACAGCTCAAGAAGAGAAAGATGATAACATTGATGGGATAACCAAAAAAGAGATTATGCAGGAGTTAGATGCAATGGGAATTAAATATAATCCTAGAGCGACAAAGAAGGAGTTATATGATCTCATGATGCAAGGAAGGTGAGAGTATGGAAGCCTTCGCAACAATTGAAGATATAACAAGTTTATGGAGACCTATGACACCCGCAGAAACTGAAAGAGCTGATGCTCTCCTACCTGTAGTATCTGATACCCTGAGAGAAGAAGCAAGGAGAGTGGGCAAGAATTTAGATAAAATGGTAGAAGAAGATGATATATATGCTAATGTAGTTAAATCTGTAGTAGTAGATATTGTTGCTAGAACTTTGCTTACATCGACTGAAAACGAACCTATGACACAAGTCTCTCAGTCTGCTTTGGGTTACTCTTGGTCTGGAACTTATCTTGTCCCTGGTGGGGGGCTTTTTATTAAGCGTTCAGAATTAGCCAGACTTGGGTTAAGAAAGCAGCGATATGGGGTGATTGATTTCTATGGCGATGATTAAAGGAATAACAATCACCTTAATTAACAAAAAAGAAGTAGGCAAGGACCCATTCGACAATCCAATTTATGAAGATGTAGAAATTGAAGTTGAAAACGTGCTAGTAAGCCCTACATCAACTGATGATGTAGTAAACACTATGGATTTAACGGGTAGAAAAGCAGTTTACACTTTAGCAATACCAAAGGGAGATACTAACGACTGGGAGAATAAAGAAGTTAGGTTTTTTGGTGAACGTTGGAGAGTTATCGGGATGCCTTTACAAGGGATTGATGAGCTTATCCCTTTGGACTGGAACAAGAAAGTGATGGTGGAACGTTATGAGTAAGTTTAAGTTTGTATTGAACAGAGCAGGTGTAAGACAGCTGATGCAGTCAGAGGAAATGCAGAGTATTTTAAAAGAATATGCAACAGGAATTAGAAATAGATGTGGTGAAGGTTACGAACAAGATATTTATATCGGGAAAAACAGAGCTAATGCTATGGTATGGGCGGACAGCATTAAAGCTAAACGAGAGAACCTTAAGCATAACACAATTCTAAAGGCGGTGAGGGGATGATTGAGGCAATAATCCTTAATCATTTGAAATCTAAATTAACTGTGCCCGTTCGTCTTGAAAAGCCTGAGCCTGTGCCCGATGAGTATGTATTATTTGAAAAAATAAGTAGCGATAGAATCAACCACTTACTAGCCTCTACTTTTGCTTTTCAATCTTATTCAGACAGCATGTATGGAGCAGCAGCACTTAACGAATTAGTAAAACAAGCAGTAGACAGTTTAATTGAGCTTGATGAAATTGCAAGTGTAAAACTTAACACTGATTATAACTTTACGGATACAACAACGAAAAAATACAGATATCAAGCAGTATACGATATTAAACATTATTGAAAGGAGAGAAGAATATGCAAGATCCTAAGAATGTAACCTATGGTAAGCCTAAAGTTGGAGGTGCTGTATACGTAGCGCCAATAGGCACCACACTACCAACTGATGCTACATCAGAATTATATAACGCCTTTAAATCACTGGGTTATATATCGGAAGATGGATTGAGTAATACTAATAGTCCTGAAAGTGAAACTATAAAAGCATGGGGTGGAGATGAAGTATTAGCAATTCAAACAGCAAAACCTGATACATTTAGCTTTAAACTCATTGAAGGATTGAATGTAGAAGTACTTAAGTTTGTTTATGGTGCTGATAACGTAACTGGTGATTTGGAAACAGGAATTACTGTTAAAGCTAATTCAAAAGAAGCAGAGGAAAGATCAATTGTTGTAGACATGGTAATGAAAGGTGGAATATTAAAAAGGATAGTAATTCCACGTGGTAAAATTACAGAAATTGGGGAAATTGTTTACAGTGATAATGATGCAGTTGGATATGAAATAACTATAATGGCATTTCCAGACGAACAAGAAAATACTCATTATGAATATATTCAAAAACCTACCTCAGAAGAATAGGAGGGTATTAGATGATAAAAGGGAAAACATCATCAGGCTTTGAATTTCAAATATCTAAAGATGTAACAAATGATTATGAGCTATTAGAAAATTTAGCAGAATTAGAAGACAATCCACTTATACTTGGTAAGGTTGTTAAGCAAATATTAGGAGAAGAGCAGACAAAAAAGCTCAAAGATCATATCAGAAATAAAAACGGAATAGTCCCTACAAATAAAATGACAAAAGAAATAATTGAAATTTTCCAAAAAGGTGGAGAAGAAACAAAAAACTCCTAATCCTTGCCCAGATGCTTAAAGTTGATGAAAATGCACTTATATGTGATTTAGCTGAAACTTATCATATATACGATTACAGACAACTGCCACCACTACAGGTGGCAGTTTTTGCTATCGGGTTAAGGGATGACTCACGTATAAAGATGAAATTAAGTAATTCCAAGGTACCACCGAATATTATGTTACTAGCGGGGATAATTGATAGACTTAATATTCTTATTTGGCAAAACACTGAAGATGGAAGAAAAGGAAGAAACAAACCTAAACCTATACTAAATGATCTATACGAAAAAGAAAGCGAAATAAGCGCATTTGCATCTGGCAAGGAATTTGAAGCAGAAAGGCAAAGATTAATCAGACAAGCAGAAGGGAGGTAGCTTATGGCAACAGAATTAGGAAAAGCATATGTACAAATTATGCCGTCTGCAAAAGGGATAAGCAAGGAAATAACAAAGACGCTTGATCCAGAGGCAAAAATTGCTGGCGAGAGCGCAGGACATAGTATAGTCAGCGGAATTAAAAAAGTAATTCTTGCAGCTGGCCTTGGGAAAGTTATAGCAACGGCGGTAAAAGAAGGCGGAGCCCTGCAACAATCGCTTGGCGGAGTTGAAACTTTATTTAAGGATCATGCAGATAGAGTTAAAAAATATGCAAGCGAAGCTTATAAAACTGTTGGGGTATCTGCTAATGAGTATATGGAACAAGTTACCTCTTTTTCTGCTTCTCTGCTCCAGTCAATGGGTGGAGATACTGAAAAAGCGGCTGATAAGGCAAACATGGCTATGATTGACATGGCCGACAATGCTAATAAAATGGGTACTAATATGCGTGATATTCAAAACGCATACCAAGGATTTGCCAAGCAGAACTACACCATGTTAGATAACTTAAAACTCGGCTATGGTGGTACTAAAGCTGAGATGGAACGCTTATTAGCAGATGCCGAAAAATTATCAGGCGTAAAATACGATATAAACAATTTGGCAGATGTGTATGATGCTATCCATGTCATTCAGCAGGAGCTGGGGATTACAGGAACAACCGCCAAAGAAGCAAGCGAAACCTTATCAGGCTCATTTAGTGCCTTAAAAGCAGCATTTAAAGACACGCTGGGTGCCATGGCGCTAGGTCAAGACATTGGACCAATGTTGCAAAATCTAAGCACTACCCTAATTACATTCTTACAAAACTTGATGCCTATGGTTTCAAGTACCATAATACAAATACCGCAAGTTATAGTATCCGTTTTAAGAGAGGCAGGACCAAGTTTTATACAATCTGGCATGCAAGCTATAAGTGATTTATTGACGGGTTTAGGACAAGCTTTGCCAGAACTAATACCCGCTGCGATTGAGGCTATATTAACCTTAATATCTACTTTTATAGAAAACCTTCCTATGCTTATACAAAGCGGGATTGACTTAATGATAGGACTGGCCGAGGGATTGATGAATGCAATACCGATTCTCATTGAGAAGATACCCGAGATAATTAACAGCATATTAATGGTGTTGACAGAGCAAATCCCACTGATTATTAATGCAGGAATAGAATTATTCACTGCACTTGTAGAAGAATTGCCAACTATTATCAATAACATAGTGGCCGTTCTCCCCACCATAATAGAAAACATAATTAACACAATAGGCACACTTATACCATTAATTATTGACGCAGGCATAAAGTTATTAGTGGCATTAGTAGATAATTTACCAGCTATTATAAACGGCATAGTAGAAGCCATACCCAAAATAATAGATAGTATTATTAATGCACTTACTAATAATATTCCGCTTATTATTGATGCTGGAATACGATTACTTACTGCATTGGTAGAAAATTTACCTATCATCATCAGCACGATAATAGAGGCTATACCTAAGATAATAGATAGTGTGATCAATGCTGTAATCCAATGCATTCCATTAATCATTGATACAGGGGTAAAATTACTAACTGCACTAGTAGAGAACTTGCCACTAATTATAACTACCATAGTAGCGGCATTACCCGAGATAATTCGTTCAATAATTAATACCTTAATTGATAACATTCCACTAATCATTAAAACTGGTGTTAAGTTGCTAACTTCCCTAATAACAAACTTACCAGAAATAATTATCGAGCTAGTAAAAGCTATGCCAAAAATAATAACTGAAATGGTAAAAGCACTTGGAAAAGGCGTTATTGAGTTTGCAAAAGTAGGGACAGATCTGGTAAAGGGGTTATGGGATGGTATATTAAGTGTTAAAGATTGGATTCTAGGTAAAATCAGTGGATTTGTTGGAGACATCACATCAGGAATAAAAAATTTCTTTGGCATAAGTTCACCATCAAAGGTCATGGCTAATGAAGTTGGTAAATGGCTACCGCTAGGACTAGCAGAAGGAATTGAAGATAATATTAAACCAGTATCAAAAGCGATGCAATTATTGAGTTTACAAGCAACAAATGCTTTTAGCAATCCAAGTTTAGCACTAAGTGGAATAGGATATTCAGTAAATACACAGTTTACTAGTGGTTATGACAACATAGACAGATTGGTATCAGCCGTAGAAGTTTTAGCTAATAGGGATGTAGTAGTTGCAATAAATGGTAAAGAAATAGTAAGGCAAACAGCAAAGGATATGAGTATTGAATTAAATAATCAATACAATTTTACAACTAGAGGAAGGGGGTTAAAAAGAATATGAAAGGTTTTACATTTGCAAATATACACAGCTCAACTTATGAATTATATGTAAGATCTGATAATAGAACTATAACCCCTGCTTTAAGAAAAAATGAATTTGTTATACCTGGTAGACATGGAACTTTAGATTTTGGGAATAACACATATGAAGCTAGATTTATAACTATGGAATTATTCTTAGTTAGAAAAACTATGGAAGATTTGAGAAAACAAGCTAGAGATATTGCTCATTGGCTAAGCAAGAGTGGTTTATTGGTATTTGATGATGAGCCTGATAAAGCTTATCAAGCAAAAGTGTATAATAACATAGATATTGAAGAAATAGCGGCTTATGGAAAATCTATGGTTACATTCGAGTGTCAACCTTTTGCCGAATCTCTCGAATATAGACAAGTCAATATTCCTAGTATTACAGACAATGCGCATGAAATCAAAGTAAATGTAAGTGGCACAGCAGAGACTTGTTGCATTATAACAATTAAGAACAACGGAACATCTGATATAAATAATATCACTTTAGTAAGAAAGGTGGAGATATAATATGGCAGCAGCAAGTAACTGGTTAGAGGAAGCTATATTAAATTATTTTTTTAGAAATCAAGCAGTAGCTCAACCTACGCAACTATATTTAGCTTTATATTTAAATGACCCAACCGATGCGGATACTGGTACAGAGGTATCAGGAGCAGGATATCAAAGACCACAAATAACATTCGGTGCTCCCACGCAGGTCGGAGATAAGGCAGTAATTTCAAATAATCAAAAGATAGAGTTTCCAATCGCTTTGAGCGATTGGGGGCAGGTGTCGCATTGGGGTATCAAGACTGCTCAAACTGGGGGCAATTTGCTATGTAAAGGAAGTTTTTCAAGGGTCGAAAACATCCAAATAGGAAATCGTTTTACTATTGAAACAGGTAATTTGCAAGTAAGCATGGAATAGAGGTGGTCCTATGTTCAATAGGCAGCCCTACAACCGAGGTAAATTTAATGTTCCAAGCGTAGTTATTTCTAGCAATAGTGGAATTGCTCTCATGAAGTTGAGAGCTGTTCTGGTAAGCGCTCAACAGACGATAAGCGCTAGCGGTCAGGCAAGCATGAAATTAAGCGGACTTTCCGACGGAACTATAGTCAGATATGCTGCTGGCTCTTGTCTACTTACTTTAGGTAGTTACGCTGATAGAACTAAAGTATTTATCGTAGAAGCTGAAGACGCAGCCCTGGTAATGCTGACGCAAGCAACTCCGCAGTTATCCGGTGAGCAGGTAATGCGTTTTGAAGATTTGGTGCTGCGCCCCGGCGATGAGTTAGTAATCAATACCTGTGACTTGACAGTTACTCTGAATGGAGAGAACGCTATGGAATTTTTTGCAGCAGATAGTGAGTTCATAACACTGCTAAACGGCGAAAATACCATTGAATACAACGATGAGAGCGAATCTCGGGAAATTAGTTTTGATATCATCTGGAAAGATAGGTGGTTGTAGTGGATAACATTATAAGAGTATACGATAGAAACATGAAGAAGCTAGCCTATCTACAGAACGCCTATAATATCGGATATGAGCTAACACTGAACGAACTCTGGTATGCCACTTTCACTTTACCTGCCGATGACCCGAAAAACATCTACTGTCAGCCCTTCAACTATGTTGAAATTTACGACGGCAGGGAGCGGATTGAACTATTCCGGATTATGCCCTCTAGACTAACCCGGAATACAGCCGGTGATATTGTTTACCAATGTGAGCACGTCTTGGCAACTCTGCTAGATGACGTGCTCTTTAAGTATCACCAGATAGGCGGAATTGGCATTAGGACGGCTCAAGTAATCAGATACATTCTTGACCATCAGCTTACCTCCAGGTGGCAGCTGGGAGTATGTGAATTTGAAAGACAGTTCGAATATAAGTGGGAGAACGAGAACTTGCTGGCTGCTCTCTTTTCCATTCCTCAGCCTTTTGATGAAAAGTATCGGTGGGAATTTGACACCACCGGCAGCGTTTGGAGAATCCATCTTCGGAAACTGCCGACTAAATTCAAAGCTGACATCATCTACAAGAAAAACATGACGGAGATACAAAAAGAGGTAGACCCAACTTCAATAGTAACAAGATTATATTGTCTTGGTTATGGAGAAGGTGACAATCAACTAGGTATAGAAAGTGTAAACAATGGAATCCCATATTTGCAAGCAAATGGAGCCTCTACTACTTGGGGTATAAAGTCAAGTATTCTTGTAGATAGAAGATTTGAAAATCCTGAAACACTAAAGGCCTATGGGCAGGCATTGCTCAATGAACTCAAGAACCCGTATAAGTCATACTCTGTTAAAGCTGTGGATTTGCACAGGAGGGACCCAAATAAATACGAAAAGTTTTTCCCTGGTGACATCGTTCGCATTATCGATAAAGAGGACGACATAATCGAGGACCTACCAATTGTTAAAGTCACCAAGTCAGATATAACCGGCAATCCAGGAGATATTGAAATTGAAATTGCAAACAAGAGTAGAGATGTGGCAGGGAGTATATCAGACCTTCAAGATAGAACTAGAATAAATGAAGTGTATGCCCAGGGGGCAACTAACCAGATGATAGTTCCTTTTGCAGATAATGCAGATAATGAAAATCCAGCAGTAATGAGAATATATATTCCGGACACTATGGTTAGGATAAACAAATGTATATTAAATTATCAATTAGAGGCTTTCAGAGCGTATTCAAAAGCCATTGCTGGTGGCGGTGGAACTGTAGCAAGTACAAGTGCTGGAGGTGCTACTACTCGAACTAGTTCGAGCGGCGGTGGAGGTACAACTACTAGTTCAAGTGGCGGTGGAACTACTAGCACTACTGATATGAGCAACGTACGGGAAATTTGGGATATAGGAACTGCAGTAGTAGGACATATGATGACCCCTGCAGGACTTCCTCCGCATGTTCATGCGCTAGATAGACATAGGCACCCACATAGGCATGAGGTTAATATACCTAATCATAGACACGATATAACAATACCTGATCATCAACATAACATAAACATTCCTAATCATCAACATAATGTAACAATACCTGATCATACTCATGAATTAGAATTTGGGATATATCAGGGGACTACAGCCGATAGGGTTACTATAAAAGTAGACGGGAAATCAATTCCACAGACGCAACCAGGACAAGATATTGATATAGTAAAATATCTTAGTACAGATGAAGCAGGTAAAATAAATAGAAATACATGGCACACGATAGAGATTATACCGGACAAAATGACTAGAATCGTTGCTAATGTATTCATGCAAATATTTACAAATAGCCGCGGAGGTGGTGATTATTAATGTTAGAAATGTATAGAGGGATGATTAATTCTCCCGAAACAACAATAACAAACGATATTAATGCAGAGGACACTATTATATATGTGTTGGATGAAACAAAAGTACCTGAAGAATTACCGAATCTTATGACTTTAGGAACAGGTACAAGTGCTGAAACAGTAAAAGTGTTAGAAGTAAACGGGAATGCCCTTACAGTAGAGCGGGGATTTCAAGGAGTTCCTCGAAATTGGAATGCTGGATCAGTGATAGCGAGAAACTTTACTGAATATGATTATAATGCTTTGGTGGAAAATGTAAAAACATTAAAAGAGAATACAGACACAAATGCAGATGATATATTAGATTTGATGAGCTATGTAGGAGATTTAGAAAACTTAGACACAACAGAAAAAGCTAATTTAGTATTAGCTTTAAATGAAACCTATCAAGAATTAGCTGCACATAAGGCAGATTATGATACTTTTAAACAGGATATTCATGCAGAATTTGATTCGCATAAGAATGAAAATGCAACAGGGGCACATAAAGCAAAAAATATAGCAATAGACGATGCGGAAGGGCATTTCACAGCAACAGATGTTGAAGGAGCGTTGAATGAGCTTTTTACGTCTGTCAGTGATGGTAAGACTCTTATCGCTACCGCCATTACTGACAAGGGAATACCTGCAAGTGGTAGCGATACATTTAGTCAACTTGCAAACAAGATAGAACAAATTGAAACTGAAGTTGAAGGTTATAAGGTGGGAGATATCTTAAATCCAAGTAAATATCTAATTGCACCAGAAGTATGGCAATTTACTGGACATACTAGTAGGGTGAATGCTGTTGCTGTAGACAATAATGGTAATATCTATAGTGGAAGTGATGACAGTACAGTAAGAAAGATAAGTCCTGACGGTAATGAAATATGGCAATTTACTGGACATACTAATTTTGTGTATGCTGTTGCTGTAGACAATAATGGTAATGTCTATAGTGGAAGTAATGACAGAACAGTAAGAAAGATAAGTCCTGACGGTAATGAAATATGGCAATTTACTGGACATGGTTCTACTGTGTATGCTGTTGCTGTAGACAATAATGGTAATATCTATAGTGGAAGTTATGACCAAACAGTAAGAAAGATAAGTCCTGACGGTAATCAAATATGGCAATTTACTGGACATACTTGGACTGTGATTGCTGTTGCTGTAGACAATAATGGTAATGTCTATAGTGGAAGTGGTGACAGAACAGTAAGAAAGATAAGTCCTGACGGTAATCAAATATGGCAATTTACTGGACATACTGATGCTGTACGTGCTGTTGCTGTAGATAATTACGGTAATGTCTATAGTGGAAGTGATGATAGAACAGCAAGAAAGATAAGTCCTGACGGTAATGAAGTATGGAAATTTACTGGACATACTGCTACTGTGTATGCTGTTGCTGTAGACAATAATGGTAATATCTATAGTGGAAGTTATGACCAAACAGTAAGAAAGATAAGTCCTGACGGTAATCAAATATGGCAATTTACTGGACATACTGATGCTGTACGTGCTGTTGCTGTAGATAATTACGGTAATGTCTATAGTGGAAGTGATGATAGAACAGCAAGAAAGATAATTGATGGTATAAAAATCATTGCATAGAGGAGTGATTTTATGAAATGGTTATTTTATGAGAAAGAAACGAATACTAGAGCAAAGGTAGTTCTTATTTATCATGTTGAACCGCCAGAGGAATTATTAAATAAAGGAAATTATATTACAGCAACTAATATTGAAGAACCTGAACAAAAAACAGGAAAGATTGCACTGCCTTATTGCAACCCTGAAACGGGGGATTTCTGGTACGAAT